CTTTTGTTTTGTTGATATTTTTCAACTATTGTATAATCTGTCATTTTTATTGGTTTTTAATTATTAATTCTATTTACCTTCTTTAATTACAAAAGATCCAGCAAAATTGTGAACATCTCCTGTTATATTTGTTAATTCAATATAATATCCTTTATAAGAACTATAAGCATTAGCAGTACCTACGTTATTACCTGTATGTGTACCAAAATGTCCTCCTGCTTGACTCATATCTGCAATTGTAGTTTGATAGACAATAGCATTATTAAAATCAGCTCTGACTATAATATCACATGATCCTGAAGAAGGAGTAGCATCCCAAGAAAATTTAAAATTCAATCTTGTATGTTCTTTGTCCCAAAAATCTACTATAGAAACTACGTCTCCTGTAATACCATTATTTGCAGAAGTTAGTATTTGACCTCCTTTAGTAACAGGTAAACCATACATTTTTTGCATAGGCTCTTTTACTAAAAATAACTGTTTATTACCTGTAAAGAAAAATACATATGTAGGTGTATCTGTTGAAGTATCAGTACCCGTATAATAAATATATCTATTCTTATAATTACCTTGAAGAGTTCCACTCAGACCAACTAAATAAGTTCTTACTTCAGTTACAGTGGGATGACCACCAACAGAAGGGTTAATTGCACTATCTCCAACAAATACAGCTTCTGTAGATACATGTTTCAAAATACCAGAAGTATCTAAAGCTAACGTAAAAGGAGAAGTACTTGGATCACTAAATATTGGAGGTCTACCTGCAGCTCCTAGTCCTATTCGATAATTACTATCTTCTGAATAAAAAGTCAATAAAGAAGAGGCAGCTACATCAGTGCTTATACTTGCTTTATTTCCATTACTTTGTAGAGTAGAAAATGAAAAATCTTGAGCACCCATTACATAATCACCTATATAAGTACCATCGTTTGAATTAATTGTCAAACTATTACCTCCCATATCTACAGTTCTGTCAGTAGCAGCCGTATTAAGTGTACCTTCTGTTATATTTGTATCTGTAAAAGTTTGTTGTCCGATACCTAATATTTTTTTTACTTCTTCTAAGGGTTTATTTAGAAGTTCATAAAAAAAAGTAGGTACTCTTTTATTAAAAATTGCCATTTTATTAATTTTTTAAAGTTTAATAAAAAAGGGAAGGTAGTCTTACCCACCTCCCTTTTTAAAATATTATTAGAATGAACCTCCTGTAATAGGATTTCGCATTACAATTTTTAAAACTTTAGTAGGGTCTTTAACCCAAATAGCTGGCATTGTTTGAGTCATATAAACTCGATAACCATTGAATTGTCCAGTTGAAGCAAAACCTTGTGTACGACCCATATAGTCCATTGTACCGTTTTGATAGAACCATTTTAATTGATTATCCCAAGAAAGTTTTAATAAGAATATATTATCATTTCCTTCTTCAGTAACATCAAATATAATGAAGCTATAAGAACTTAATGGTCTTCCATCAATCAATGGATTTTCAATATCATTTGTATGCAAATTATCAAATGCAGGATTCAATACAAACTTGACGTTTGCTAAGAATGGAATTGTAAAGCTTGTATAAGCAAATCCAAAATCTAAATCCATTCCAGAACCTTTTACAGCTCCAATTTCAGTTGCATTTTGCACTAAACCAGTTCCATAAACTTCATCAGCAATAGCTTTGTTAATCAACTGCATACCGCCAATACCTGTCTGTACTACTAACTTACGTTGTGGATCTGGACCTTTAAATTCAACTTTACCTTGATAGAAGTTATAAAGTTCAGATTTGAACATATCAAGATTAAATTGAGATTTGTTATAAACACGTTTAAATGAGTTATCTAACTGTGACCATAAACCTACAGATAATCTAATATCATCAGGACCATCTTGTTTAATACGACCACCTTTACCCCACATTAAGTATGTTTCTATATCATTTGCAATTTTAGATAAATGTGCAGCTTCAAGATTTGTAATAAATGTACGAGATAAAGTACCATTATCAAATGCTTTTTTAGCACCAGATTTACCCATATTTGCTACTAACTGTTCAATACTAGATATAGACGGGTCATTTGTATTTTTATCAAAGTTTCTCCAAATTTCTGTTACAGGAACTGTACCATCAGCATTTAAACCACCTTTGATCATCAAATCTGCTCGACTTGAAATTGAATAATGAACATGTGCTTCAGCTCCGCCTACAAAGTTGTAAAATTCACGGAACCCTGAGCCTGTCTCAATATCAGAGAACTTTTGTCCATATTCTCCACGAGCTGAACCTTTTCTGAAATACTTTGTTCCAGATACAAGATATTTATCTGCATCTAATGTTGCAGCATTATCATTATTAACCAGCTGTACTGTATAGATGTAACCATCACCTGCAGGTAAAATATCATCTGCTGTAATGTATAATTCTAATCCATTGTACTTGTCATAGGTAATAATATCACCGTGTCCAAAAGCTCTTTTAGAAAGTTTGATTTTAAATGTAGTTCCATCTGCACCTAACTGAGTAGCTGATTCAATGTTGCCTACTGAAAATGGTAAGTCTTGTGCAATTGGAGTTTGCCATTTGTATTCTCCTCTTGCATTGTCTACTAAAATAGTATTTTTTCCACCGAAAGAAGCCATTTGATACAAAGGCATTTCTACTTTTTGTGTCATTGCCCATAAATCTACAGGTCCCATATCCATCGGTTCAGCTGATCCTAACATTTGAGTTAAGTGATAAGAATCAACATGAGAACTAGCATTATAACTTGTATCTCTAAGAAAAATACCGTTATTTAAAACGGGAGTTGCCATAATATTATAATTTTAAATGTTAATTAATATTTTAAAGTCTTGAAAATATATTACGAGGTTTCTTAATTGTTTTATTACTTTTTCTATAATTGTCTGTTTTTTCAATTCCTTGTGATGTAGTTGTTTTATTAGACTGTTCAGTTTTTAATTTTCTAACAGTTTCTTCAACAGTTTTTTGAGATCCTTTTTCCATCAGTTTATTTCTATAACTATCTGGATCTGCTAATAACCATAAAGCTTCCGCAATCAATGGATAATTAGGTTCAACAAATTGATATTTTTCTAATAAGTGACCTAACAAATTTGTATTTTTTCCACTTACAGATGGATAATTAGGTTGTACTAAACCGTTATAAAGCAAAGCTTGACTTTTTTTGTCTAACTTTATACCATTGACGTTACCATCTTTTAAAGTTTCATATACATTATTCATATAAGATTGAGCTGCTCTTTCTTGTTGTTGTCTTTTTATTTCTTGTTCTTTAATTCTTTGAGCAACTACTCTTTCTTGCATCTTATCTAATTTAGGTTTAAATTTAGCTGCTTGCTTTTCTAATTTCCCTAAATCTTTCCAAGTTTCAATTTCTTCTGCAATTTCTTCATCAGTACCATAATTAGTAGCTCTTAAATAACTAAATATAATACGCTCTTGATCATATTCATCTTTTACATCTAATTCTCTTACTTCTTCTGTATGTGCTAAAGTTTGAAACAAACCTTTTAAATCCTGACCTCCTTCTGCTACATATCTTGCTGCTACTTGTAATTCTTCTGGCAAGCTTTCAAAAAATTGTTTAGGTGTTTCTCTTCTAACTTGATTAGCTCTTTCTTCTAAATTAGCTTCTATAAGCTCTTCCCAATCTTTTACAGAATATTCTTCGTAAGGTTTATCATCATCAAAAGGTATGAGTTTTTCACTTTTAATTAGCTTTTGAAAAACATCACTTACACCTTCAATAGGTTTTCTGCCTCTTTTTTTAGGTTCAGAATAATCATCATCATCATCTTCATTAGTAAGTTGATTTAACAATTCTGCTCCTTTCTGTTCTACTTCTGCAATATCTGAGTCTTCATCATCATCTTTAGACTTAGTTTCAAAGTTTAAATCTACAGTATCATCAACTTTAGAGAAAATGTTTTTCTTTTTCTCTTCGGGTACAGTAATCCCTTCTGCTGTTGCAGCTCCGTTAAATATTTCATCTATGTTAATATCAACAGTTTCTACCGTACTTTCCATTACGTTATTTTTTTCTTCCATATTTTATGTTGGTTTAATTACTTATAATTAATATACAAATATATGTTTAAATAAACTTAAAAAATTTGCTAAAAATATTACTTTCAAAGCAGTATATAGCTAAAGCTATTTTTTCTTTTCATCTTTCTTTGATTTAAAATCATATTTATTTTTATTTTCTCTAGCTATTTGAAGATTTTTTTCTGCTATCTCTCTTTGTGTAGAAAGTTTTTCTCTATCTATCTTCATCTTTTCATTAGCCTGAGAATTTTTTACTGCCGATTCTTCTCTTTTAAAATTCATTTGTTCTCTATATTGAGAAGTTTTATTTATTTCATCCATACGTTCTTTAAAATCAGAGACTTTATTTTCATTAATATCTGAATCAGAACCATAACCAGCAGCTCTAATTTCTGCAACAGTAATATCTTTTTGTCTTTCTTTTTCATTTTCCTGTTGTTGAAACTGCATTTTCATCATCTCTTCTTGCTGTCTAGCTTGTATTTGCTGTTCCTGCATTTGCTGTTGCTGTTGCATTTCTTGCTGTCTTCTTTGTTCCATTTTAGTTTCAGAATCTTTTAATATATCCGTTACTTCAGCAATACTATCTGCTTTTATTATGTTTCCTAAATCATATATTGAAGCTCCTGATGTATTATTCTGTATTGCTAATTGTTTTAACTGATCAAGAATAGCTCTATGGTTTGTTTTAGTTGTAGCAAAAACATTAAAATCTCTCAACAGTAAATCCGTTCCGTTAATAACAAAATTAACTTTTTCAGATTCTGATGTCATATATGAAAGTCTTAAACTAGGATTTGTACTGTAATAATATTGTGCTAAATCAGTACGCATTTGATGAACTCTAGGCATAAGATTATCTGAATGTTGTGTAAAATACATTTCAGTTTGAGCATATGATTGATTAAGAGCTTGAACTACACCAGTTGCTGTTTCTTGTGCTATAGGTGCACCTAATCTTTGTGGATTTATACCAATAGCCTCAAAACACTGTTGTTTAAAATAATTAGCTAATTGGACTCTAGACATTAATCTAGCACCTTGTTCCATATTTAAAACCTGATAATGATTGAAATTAGTAGCATTTTCAGTATTTGTAATAGATGTATCAAGAGGAAGCATTTGAAAATCTTTCATTGCTACAAATGCTTTTGCATAATTACCTTTTCCCCAATCTTCACCCATAGAATGTCTTGGCAAAGCATTTTGATCAAACATAATCACTGTTCCTAACTCATCTACAAGAATATCAGCTATCTGATTATTAACCATATTGTAACCAATTTGATAAGCTTTCATTAAGTCAACTAAAGAAGTAGATTTTGTATTCCGATCTGAAAAAACTCTACCTTCTATAGGTAATTTACATCCATATAAAGTTTCATTTCCTTTAAATTGAAAAGGTACTCTTCCTGGTTTAGTTCTATCTATACCTAAGTAAATAGGATTAATGTTATCAGAAGACATACTAGTTCTCCAAGTTGCTGGTAGATTAGGACCTATTTTAACACCACCCCATACTTCATTTATCCAAAACCAATCTATATGTTCACCTTCTAATAAATTTTCTTTTCGTTTGTTTTTAAAAATAGAAGTGTCATATACAGGCTTTTCTGTTACTTTAAATGTTTCATCTACAATTTCTTGTATTATATCACCATCGAAAGTTATTTTAGTTAAGTGTCCAACTTTTCTTTGTGTTTTCCAATAAGCAGTTGTTACTCTTAACAAATCTTCTTCTCCCCATATATCAACATCATTACTTTCATTTAAAATACTACTAAGTATGTCACCACCTCTTTTAGGATCTTTAGACCAATTACTCATAAATTGTCTATATGCTAGACCTGGCATATTTGTATTCCAAGCATGAGATCTTGTAGGATCATAATAAGTACCATCATTTTGATAACCGTTAATTCTATATATTTCTGATCCTGCAGGATGTACATTTTGTAAAGATTCTAATTGATCTTTAGTCATCAAATATCCATACTTATCAATTACATCTGCAATAGTCATTAAATCTATTTTACCAGCAAAGTTTGAGTCTGATATATATCTTCTATCTGGAGATTTTTGATAAAATGTTAGCACAGGATTCCATAATTCTATATCATAGTCATCTTCCATCATTTTAAAATGCCAAAACTCTCTATCTGTTATAAGCATATCTCTAAATGCTCTTTCTTCAAGTTCTTGCATTTTAAATCTTTCTATATCTACATTAGTCTGATGTGTTGCCCACTCTTCTACTAATGATTTATAATCCTTAGAAAAAAAATCTTCTATTTCAGGTAAGCTTTTTAAACTCTCTTCAGACATCATTTGTTGAGCTTCTTCTGATTGAGGATCTAACCCCATATCAATCATTCTACTTAACATTTTAGACTGAGCATCAGCAAGTAAATTTTCTTCAATTAACTTACGTTTCTCTTCTAACATTTCATTATATGAAAGATCATCTACAGCTCTAAATTGTACTTTTGAATATCTTTTAGAAAATTCTCCTGAAAGTACATTTATAACATTTGGTATTATGGGATAAAATTTAAGTTCTAAAGCGGATTCATCTTCAGTAGTAAGGACATCCATTAGATCTTTATAATCATTATCCTCTTCAATTATATAATCTGTTTTATCTATAATACCTACAGCAAGTTTATAATTTTTAAGCAATCTCCTTGAATTAGTTCTTAGAAATTCAATTCCTTGCAATTCTAACCAATCCATATTCCATGCTCTCCAATCATCATCTTTCTTTTTACTTGGTAAAAATTGTAATGGTTGAGTTAAACTTGACGATGGAGAAAAACCTTCAGCTTTTGCTCCTGCCTTTAGTTGCATTGCGTTATATACTTTCATAGTAGCACATTATGTTGCAGAATCTTCTATATACTCGTAGATTAAAATATAATGATCGTATGTAGCTGTTTCTGTATACATCATTTAAAATTTTTAAATCCTGATTTCTTTTTTCTGATTCCTGATTTCAATTTATTTCTTCCTAAATTACTAAAAGGGTTGTACTTTAATTTAAACAAATTTTTTGACTTATCCAAAACATCATCGTCAGCTTCTCGTCGTTTATTATACCCACGATTCGATTGCTGCACCTTAGCAAAAGCAATTAATGCACTAAATGCTACAAGTCTATCTACGTTTAAACCTGGATGATAAGCTAACATCTCTTTTATTAGCATTGGATCTGGTATTCTATCAACGCCAAAAGTTTGATTAATTACTTCTCCATTCTCATCAGTATCCTCATCTATTACTTCTCTAAGGAACTCAATAGCATATGAAATAAGGTGGTTTTTAAAAAGAGTACCTGTATTCTTCCAACCATATTCTTGAAATACATTTTTATTACTTCCTAAGTCTTTTAAAAAAAGTATTTGTTGTTTAGGTACAAGGTATTTTTGTTTTTTTCTAGATATCATATGTTGAATAAACAATGAAATGTTGTTCTCAACTACAGTCCAAGCGTTATACCATTCAATTATTTTTTCTAGTTGTTCATGTGTTTTATTAATATCATCATATCTTCCGCACCATGCTGCAACAATTTTATCACTTTCAATGAACTTTTCTACTCCTCGCGATGTTTCCCTACTGACCTCAACAGCGTTCTTGTAGACAAAGATGCTACATAATGAATCTGATGTTGTTGTTTTACCTTCTGAAACAGGGTCAATTGATGCATAATACGCACCAAATTGCGGATCTTTTACAGGTCTTTCCCACACTACTAGACAGCCACGTTTATCTGTTTGTTTTTTTGAAATAGGGAATTGGTTGATAGGTTGTCTGTTACTTCTTTTTGCAGTTATCCCTTTTTCATCTCTGTCTAGTTCAATATGTTCATATGCATATTCCTTTTCTTCAATCTTTTTTAATTGTTTACTGAGTAGACCTTGTGGAAATATTGATTCTTTTCTGTATGCAAAACCTTCTTGAATATTTGTTGGTTTTTGTGAAATTCTTAGTTGATATTGTTCTGCATTCAATTCATTTTTCCACTTAATCCTTTCTATTCTTATTGCTTCTAATGCTTCTTCTATAAGTGAATTGCCATATTGATCTATATGTGGAGGCATTGACCATTGTTCAGGTATAAATAAACCTGATCTACCTATTGTTCCATCTTTATCTAATAGATTTGTTTCAACAGAGTATATATCATTTACATCAGGATTTAATATCATTTCTTTTAATGGTTCACATTGATCTAAATCACCAACAGAACCTGCTGCTATAAACATACCTGTTGTAAGCATACCTGATGACATAGCTGGTCTTAAATACTCATAAGTCTGCATCATTTTTGGAGCAATACCCGCTTCTTCATGAAAGAAATACGTAGTAGGACCACCAACACCTGTAGTAGCATTTTTTTCAAATGATGCACCTTGTATTTTAGATTTTAATCCTTTTTTTGTTTTTCTATTACCTATTTTGACTTCAATTTGCTGTTGCCACAACAAAACTTTTTCTGGATTGCTTGGTCTATACCAAGCAGTATGTTCATTTAAAAAGTCTTTATATTCATCTAAGAATTTCCAAGAGCCTTTATCATTAATATAATCTTTAAGACTAGCTCCTATTTTACAAACACTACCTTCTTCAAACCAATATGTATTAATTATTTTTCCCATGTGGAAATAGGAGGAAGCTATCTGTCTTTTCTTAAATATAGCTGCATGTTTATTGTTTAGTTCTGCTAACAACTCATATAAAGCCATATGATATTGAGCATCTCTCACTTTAGCAAAACCGTATTTCTTTTCTTCTTTGTCAAATATAGGTAGGAAATTGAGCCACATATAATAATCTCTAGTAAGATACCATGTCTTACCTTTGTTTTTATATATGACTCCTACTCTACATTTATTCTTTTGATCATTCCAATAATTAATGAAATCTTTAGATCTAAACGGTTTATTACAATAGTATCCATTCTTATTGAAGAATCTGGCTTCAGCATTAAAAACTCTAGATGTTTCATCAAATTCATAAAGACCAGGTTCAATAAAAACGCTTTCTATAAAACTTTTAAATTCCTGGTCTGTTTCAAATTCAGTTTCTGTCCAATTACCATTTTCATATGTGGGAATTATTCTACTCATATTTTATTATTGCAAAAACATCACCTTTATTAATAAGATAATGATCTTCTCCATTATGCTCCATTAATATCTTTGAAGCTTTGTCACTATACTTAATTGTGTCTCCTACTTTTATTTCAGAAACCCCTTCTCCAATTCCTACTACAACACCTTCGGATTTAGATTTTCTTTGTGGTGCGGGTATTAAAATGTTAGTTCCTTTAAAGTATTTTTCTACTTCTGCTTCTTTAACTAGGATCTTCATCCCCACTGGTATAACTTTCATAGCTTAATTTTTCTAATTCAAATTGTAAATGATTAATAGCTTTTTCTATATCATCAATAGGAGATTCATGTTTTCTATTAGCTCTCAGTAAATAAGTTACTGCTGTGCCAATATTATATGATAAATCAAAATCTTCTACTACCTTACGTGCACTATACTTATATCTTTTACCTGTATAGTAATGTGGTTCTTTATTTTCCATAATTTATAATTGATCATAAGCTAATCCTTGACCTCCTCTTACAGAAGTCTTTTGCTCATCTTGTAAATCTTTATAAGCTCCTTTAAATGATTGACGAATTGAATCAAAATCTTTAGCAACAGCTCTAATTTGACTTATATTACCGTCTCTACCATCTGATATTTGAGTATTGGCTAAATATATTGCCATATTATCAAGTGCTATTTTAATACCCAAATATGCACGATGTGTAGGTGTTTGATACATTTGTTTACATCTTTCTAATGCATTTATTATAGTCTCATCTTCTGTAGAATCTTCTAACTCAACCTCTTCTATTATCATTTCTTCTTTTTCATTTTCTGGAAGATGAAAAAAAGGATTGAAATCAGGATCAGGACATGTCATATAAAATAAATATTTATATATACTCATGTAGGAATCAGGATATTCATCCATAATTTTCTTTAAGAATTTAATAGCATAACAATGCTCAGAGGGAATTATATTGCCATTTTGTATATCAAATAATTTGACTATCATATTATTTTCTATTTAGTTTCCACCACTTTAATAAGCTAATTACTTCATTTTTTAGATATGGTATATCATATTCAACTTCTTCTTTTATTACAGGTTTTCCTTTTACATGTTTATATTTAGGATAACCATACTTATCCTCATCTATTTGATCAAACAATATATGCAATAAAGTTAACTTTCCTGGTTTTAATTTAGGATTGTGTTTTAAAATCATATACATATAAATAGACATTTGTAAACTATAATGATTAAAATTACAATCTTCTAAATGACTCAACGGGCTGTATAGTTTTTTAGATATTCCTTCCCAATTAACATAGCTATTCTTTTCAATTTTCTTGTTGGTTTTATAATCAGTAATATTGACTTTTCCATCAATAACTTCTACATAATCTGCTTGACCACAAATACCAACTGATTTTAAATATGTAAAATGTTCTGGATATATACCTTCTTTCAATTTTTGTAACGGGGCAACTTTATCTCCAGAAGCAGCATCAATTATAGATTTGTGTATAGGTATCTTTTTTCCATTTAAAAAAATGTGATCGTTTTTCAACAAATTTTCTTCTTTGGTGTTATGATAGAAGTTACCTAACTTCAAAGCACGATTTGTTTCAGAATCCCATATTTTAAGTATTTCTGACGGAGGTATTTTATACCACTTTGAATTTTTATTTGCTGAACATTTTTTTGCAGTCTTTTCCTTATCAAACTTCTCTTTTAGTTTGGAAACTAATGTGGTTACGCTAGTCCACTTAATATCTTCATCAGTACTTTCGTACTTATGCTCTTTTTCTTTAAATATTAAAGGCATCTATTTTAATTTTAAACCTCTGATTAAATCTCTTACTCTTTCACCTAATTCAAAATTATTAGAATACTGCTTTTCATATTCTAAAATTTTATTATAGACATGTTCTTCTTTAGTTACATAGTTAGTCATCGTTTAACATTTTATTAAGAGCTTCTTCTTCTTCTTCATTCATGAGAGCTTTCCAATAACCTTTTGGACAACTAGAAGAAAGAGATCTTGTTTTAAATTCTAAACTACAACCGCATTGAGAACAACATGGTTGAGTTCCAGGCACTAAACAATCTTTACCATCTTTATCAATATACTCACACTTATTGCATAAGAACATTCTATAAGCTGCTTCAGCCTCTACATGTTCTTTTTTAAACAATTTGTTTTTAATACCTTCCATTATCTTTCCAGTATTCTTGAACGCATCTAAGTATTTTAAAAATTTCATTTGTTTTCTTTAAACTGTTTTCTTTTAAAAATTGACTCTAATAACTTATCTAGTGCTTTAGTTTG